TTCGGGTGTGGGTTCGGGTGTGGGTTCGGGTGTGGGTTCTGGTTGTTCTTCTTCTGGTTCCTGAACCGTCACACCCTCAACATCTAACGTATACACGCCGTAAAAATTTTCGTAAGTGTTTGCGTTCAGCCTGTAATCACCGGCCTGCAACGTCACAGAAAGGTAAGCATCCCAACAGAAATTATCTATCCCGTCGTTGAAAGGGGCGCTGTCGTCATCCTCCGCTATTACGTTGTCCTGGTCATCAAAAATAATAAGGTAAGGGTCTGCGTAAATGCTTTCAGCGCTATGCGTGGGACATGTAAGGCTAGTGTGTGTGGTTAGGGTAATGGTGGTTTCTTCAACTATCGTAAAGGTTAAATCGACCCCGTTGCCGTCTGTTACATCTATATTGCAAACTAGTAGCCCGTTTTCGTTTACATTACATGTGGCGGTGTTGGCGTGTGCTGGTGTGATCCATGCCAGCAGTAGTGTGGCTACTAGTCCGCATTTCGCTAGCGTATAGAACGGCTTAGATTTCTTCACCGTACATAGTAGCCAGTTCGGAATCCTTGTTTTTTCCTGCCAGTAAACTGCATGAGTTGTCACCGGTGAATCGTGCAGCGAAGTAGCCTTTTAACATACTGAGAACGGCTGCGCCACCTGCCCCTAGTATTAGTTTCCATTCTGCTGCGCCCATGTCTACGATTTGGTCTACGGCTATCATGCCTGCCGTTGCCTGTATGAATGTGCTAACTACTCTTTCTAATAAGTCTTTGTAATCGATCATTTCCACCCTAACGCTTTCCATGTGTTCTTACCGCATAACCCATCGGCGACTAGTTTACGGCTTTTTTGGAACCGTTTAAGCGCTGCGATGGTAAGCGATCCTGCTATGCCGTCTATGCCTGAATACTTCGGGTTTTTAGAAACCCTGAACCCTAGTTCGGTAAGTTTTTTTTGCATTGCTTTAACATGTGCGCCCCTGCTACCACGTTTAACTAACGGCATGTTGTCCGGTGCTGGTTGTTTAAGTGGTGCTGGCGCTTTCGCCCTCGTAAGGCTTTTATCTTCTTTGCCTTTCATCGCTGGCGCTGGATACCACCCATATTTACCGCCCCCAGTATGGCCAAAAGCCTGATGATGCCACCACTCCGAAGGCACTGTTTTTACTAGGCCGTATTCTGCTGCGATTTTGTTTACTTGGCTGGTGCTTATTTTGCCCACTACCCGAAAATCAACGGCGTAAGCGAAACCATCTTTTTGTTCTAAATGCCATGACCCCCTGAATTTACCTGACGGTCCGAACGTGCGGTCTGGGTTAGCTGCCAAATTGCCCGTGCCTGCCTTGTAACGCCTATAGAGTTCTTTCTGTTGTGCGTAGGTTCTGCATCCGCTAACTATTTTCACTTTTCCTTTAATGCGTGGATCGTCAAAAAAATGTTCTAAGCGTTCAATCATTTTAGGATGGATTTCTTTAAGGCGAACCCAACTGCCAACGGTAGGTATACTCATGTTGGCTCGTCTGGGAAGTCTACGGTTTCGGCTGGTGTCCATGACGCTGGGAAGTCTCGAAGTTGTTGTCGCCATGTAGCGTATGCGGCCTTATTACTGATTGGATTATCGGGCGTTTGTGTCCAGTCGCTTTGTTTGAGTAAACCGTTACGGCGTGCTTTCATTCTGATGATTAGAACACTGTCAGCTATTGAACCGCTTGGCCCATCTCGTTCTATATCTCTAAGGTTGTATATCATTAGGCTGCCTCGTAACAAATAAAGAAACGGAACTCGTCACCGCTAGCGAAAACTATAGGGCTGTTGTAATCTACGTTTGCGTCTGCTGCTCCGTCAGGCGTAGATCTTAGGAAAATGTCTGTCCCTGATATAAACGACTGCACCGGATAAGAATATGACGTACTTGAGTCGTGAATATATCCACCACCGGCTGAACCGGCCCAAGTATCGCCGCCTTTTTCTGCTACTGGCTGTGTTATTGAGAAGTTACCCATACCCGAAGTTGGCGTACCCGATAAGGTTATTTTGAATTTCGCTATGACTATTTTATTAACTTCTACATAGGCTGCTTCGTCTACTGTTACGACGCTAGACCAGTTACCACCGCTAGGCGTGTAACTAGACCATGCGCCGATACTGTTTAATTGCGCTGCCGTTAATACAGCGCCAGAACTGAAATCAAACGGATTAGTCATGCGTTTATCCTAACCTAAAAGTATCCAATATACCGATATCTGTATTATCTAGCTTTATGCTTTGGTTATCAATAGCGCTTACAAGATCAAAAGTTATCCTAGTATCTGACGGCGTTGCATCAATCGAACGCCCAACTATGACACATTTATACGTTTTGGCGCTACTAGCGCCCGTAGGTGTCAAAGTTACTTCTGCGTAGGTCCAAAGGCAATCATCGCCGCTCAATAAATCAGTAAAGTTAGTGTTTTGTGAACTGGTATCTATATGCGGTTCAATAGCTCCTAGTGTTGTCGTTATCTGTTGCGTTACGAAACTAACCGTATCAAATCGTGTTGTCCACCATTCCGCTACATTAGTTTTTGCTGTCTGTGACGGTGTCGCTTGTGGCAATATGACATTATTGTAATTAACTGACCGGACGCCTAAACCCTGCTGGCTAGTGCTGTTGTTGCTTACAACTGCGTCACCGCTAGCGCCCTGATCCTGAACCGTTGCCTGATTGCTAACTTCTGCGCTGTTAAATTGTGTAGAAGCGAACATGATCGGGTACACGCCTGCGCTACCGTTTTCGTTGAACACATATTTTTTAAATTTGTCGTTTCCGCCTACAGTTTCCCTAGTTAATTTACGGTTAATATAGAAAGCGTTAAAATCAAACTTGGTACTAGCACCAGATCCCGATGTACTCACGTTAGCAGGGAACGCAACACTAGGCCCAGTAGGTAACACCTGGTTGTTAATGTAGTCCCGTGCGCTACCGCTTTGCAGGGTTTGTAATTTGCCAGTGTATCCTATGTCGTTGTCGTTTGCTGGTGCAGTTACGGTTATGTCGTTGTTGCCTCGCTCGATAGTCATTTGTGAATCTGCGGCGGCGGCGAAACGTGGGAAGGCTACGGCGGTTATTGCGTCCCCTCCGCTACTATACCCGTTTACTATGTCTAGCATAATTTCGTCTAGTGAGTCGTAGACGGGACTGCTTAGGCTAATTGCTGTTACTTGGTCGCGTGCAGCGTAGATAAACGGGTCGGCTAGTGTCAGTATTGCTACTGAGCGTGTGCCGTCATCGTCAAAACGTATATCTGTGCAAACCATGAAACAAACGTCGCTTGCTAATGTGCTTCCGCCTAACGTGCTCTGGACCTTAAATTTGTAGACGGCGTTAAACCAGTCATAATTTTGGAGACTGCCACCGCCTGCCGGTGTTAGGGCGTTGTCTTGGTTATCTAATTGTAGTCGCCCGTGACTAGTGCCAAATCTGCCGATTTGTGCTTCTTGGCGTATGCTCAGGCCTTGCGTGCGTGTCGTGAAGTTCTCTAAAACGACGCTACCGCTGTCTATAGTCATGCCTTGAATGACCCACGCGGTGGTTACTGTCATCGCCTTACCGTGTTGCTAACTGGTAGTTGTAGGTTGCCTTGCTGTCGTGTGTAGCGTTCTAACGCTCGTACTATGTCTTCACCGTTTGCACCTACGGGCATGTTCACGGTTATGTTCGTAGTACCCATTGCCCCCATTTGGTTCAATGGTATAACGGCTTCTGGGCCTGCTTCGCCTATCATCGCGATAGTTGGACTATTGACGATCCCCCCGTCAGCTAGATGCGGTAGGTCTGGCATGTCAAAACCTTTTCCGCCTATCTTGGGAACCCAGCCAGGTACTTTAACAGCGAATTTTCCTATGCTGTTGTTCCATAGATCCGCTAATGTGTTGTAGACGGTTTTGAAAGTGTTTACTACTACATCTAAAGCGCTTTTTACCATGTCGCCCATGAAATTAATGGGTTTCATCATTGCGTCTAATATTTTGTTGCCGAATGCGCCTGCCTGATCTAACGCATAGGATCCCATATTGGCGAAGCCACGACCTATAGCACCGCCTATTTGCCCGATGATGCTACCCACACCGTCTAAAACGTCTTTGCCGAAAGATAGAAGCGCCGGTACTAAATGTTCAGCTAGTTTCATCCCTGCTTCTACGATTTTGGGGATGGCTTTTGTCGCTAACCATTCGACTATGGTCGCTACTATTGTGGGTAATTTCACTAATAATTTTTTTGCTAGTGGCCCTACCCATTCAAGGAACGCTGCTGCTAGTTGCCCGATTTTGCCAGCTACTAAAGGCAATTTTTCTAGTATGAAGTTCCCGATTGCCTGCACCCATTCTAGTAATTTGTTGAGCATTGGCCGTATTTTTGGGCGTATCCAATCTACGAATTTATTAGCTAGTTTTCCTAAAGCTTTAACGGTTTTTACGGTTATGGTTTTAATGCCTTTTTTAAGTGGAGTCCACAACTTTAGTAATTGTTTGCCTAGTTCTTTAACTGTTCCTTTGAAACCTTTCTCGCCGTACATTACTGATAGTTTTTCGCCAAAGGTTAAAAGTTTGCTAATTACCCTGCTTACTTTTTCCGCTATGGGTAAAAGAATTTTGCCTAACGCTATCCCCAAGTTTTTAAACCGTGCCGTCAAGATTCTTTGCTGGTTAGCTAACCCACCAGAAGTACGTTCAAAATCGCCTAGCGTACCAGTTTTCCCTAATTGTTCTAGGATTAAGGCTTGGCGTGCCATGATCTTGTTACCTTCGCTTATTTCCCCGTTAGCGTCGGCTAGTCCCATTTCTAACGCTTTCGCTTCTACCCCTGCTGCGTTAATTAACACGCCGATAGATTGCAACGGTTCATTACTACCGCGTAACCCTGCTTGAAGTTTCTGTAATGCTTCTTCCGGTTTCAAGTTATTGAATGAAGCTACATCGGCTGCGACTGTTACCAGGTCATCTGAGAATGTGGCTAGGTCACCGCCGGTTAATCCTGCTGCTTTTCCGAATACGCCGAAACTGCTGGCTGCTTCTAAAAATTCTGCTTGTGATAGTCCTACGGCGCTGGCTGCGCCTTTGGCGTTGGCTTCTATGCCTTTCGCTGCGTCACCGAAGATTTGTTGTGCTTTTGAGAGTGATTCTTCAAAATCTACTGCTAGTCCTATGGATTTAGCGCCTATCCCTGCGAACGCTGCACCGGCAGCCAATCCTACTTGCCCGACTTTTTTGCTAAAATCAGCTAAAGAACCGCTTGCACGACCTAACGCCTTTTTGAATTTTTTGGTATCTCCAGCGATTAGAACATTAATTACTGAACTGCTGCGCGCTTTGGCCATGTTTCTATCCTGTCGCTTCTACTTGTTTGGCGTAACGTAATCCCTTTTTGATTACATCATCTACGCCTTCTTTATAGAGTTCGAAAACTGCGTCTGCTTCTTCTTCTAACGCTTGGTATAGGAAGGGTTTAGGTTCTTGCCCTTTTTTGAAAAAGCCGGAGGGTTTACCAAAATGGGTTACGCCTGCATAGTTCCCTATTCGTTTATAGCCTGCCCGTACGCGTGACGCTGTTTTAGTGCCTGATGGCCGGATAGTGTCAGATAAAGCGCCGGTTTTTACTGGTACTAGTTGTTTCGCTCTATTGGCTACTATTTGCGCCATGTCTAAATGGATGGCTTTAAGGTCATCTATGCCGTGTTCTATTTCTGCCAGCGCTCTACGAAGCGCCCTACCGCCTTCTATTGTTACCGCTGGTTTTCTTGATGGGCCTTTAGCCATTTCGCCTGTTCGCTCTTTCCTGCTCACGCACTAAATCATTCTGTGCTTTTGTCAGCGCCCTAATAATGTAAGGTTCACACTCCAGCAAATCAGTGACGGGTTGCCCCGTGATAAGCGCTAGCCTAGCGATTGAATATGCGGTGTGTCGCTGTCCAAAAAATCTTTCTCACTCTCCAAAAGTGTTATATCTATTACTTCGCTTACCCATTCGTCAAAGAGTTTCACTACTCGCCCACTTTCACGGGTAGCAGTCCAGGCAAGCCAGCAAATATGCTCTATCGACGGGTTGTCGCTGAATGCACCGGCTAGCGTGGTTTTGAATTCTCTTTCAAATGATATTGCTGTCTTTAGGCTTATTGACACTGTGTACGCGTCGCCTTCTGGCGGTTGTACTTGTAGCCTTATGTCTGAACCAAGCATGTTATCAGCTCGTTGCTTTCGTAATTGCACCATTTATAGCCCAGGACACGCTGGCGGTCGATAAATCGCCGATACTGCCGTCTAGCGGTGACCATTCTGAAACATAACAAGACATGCTATATGACGGGTTGGTAGCTGCAACGGCTGACGCTACGGGCTTAACTACTACAGTGGTTGAAGTCCCGACTAGCGGATAAATTGTTGCTTCTACTTTCGCTGAAGCGAAATCCTGATTAAAGGTGATATCTAACGTGCCGGATTCTAAACCGCCCGTATATGATCTGTTAGTGTCGCCCATGCTGGTGGTTTCAACTGCGTCCGATGACCTATTAATAGCCACACTTGTTATATGCGCTGAAAGGTCAACTGAGTTAATAACAACACTGGCGTTTGTTAATACTACTTCTGCCATTTTCTATTTTTCCTTCTTAGTTGTAGGGTTTGTATCTTTTAAATGAACGCCTATTAAAGCGTCTATGTTTACGCCATGTAACTGTTTTGCTGTTACGGTGTCGCCTTTTTCGTGATCTGCGAAATTGTCGCTAATCACTTCGTACTTACTCATATTTTTATTCTCCAATTTTTAGACATTATGCGATTACTTCCACATCAAACTGTACTCCCAAGAATACAGCATCAGCGAAGTTTAAGGGGCCATAGTTCCTAGCTGCGATGACTGTGCAGGCTGTCGCTTCCCCGTCTAGGGTCTGGTCCGCTTCCAACGCTGTAGGCACTGTTACCAGGTAATCGTTCAATAGTTCTTGGTTGCTGGTGCTTTCAAACCGTTGCGCTGCTACCACAATGTCAAACCGGCATGTGGCTAATCCTGCTGCTACGGTCCCCATTGCTTCATGAAACGTTATGGCATTGTTACTAGGCACGATTATGGCACATGGTGGCGTTAAAAAGTCGGGTACGTAATCGTAGACGGTGACGAACGCCTGCGGACTTGAAACGGTTTCTAACCTAACTTTCAGTTCTGCCCTGATGTTGTCGTAGTCCATATTAGGCTGCTGCCGGTAACTTCAAACCCCGTAACAACGCGATAACTTCAGGATCTGTTCTTGATATTCTCACGAATCCTACGTCTACGCTGCCAGCTTGAAACCCTAACGGGCTGCTACGACGCTGATACAAACGTGCTGCAATAACCAAAGCGCATTGTTTGATCTGATCGGGTATAGCCATGCCGTAACCCCAAAACGCTGTTATTTGAACTGTAGGCCTGCCGTAACGATCTCTTGGCCACGCTGACCCATCAACACGCTTAATGACCCTGTACGGGGCTGCATTGCCGTTTAGAACATAATCTGTGGTTATTGTTAGCGTAGTATCATACGTTCCATCTAAACCCGTGTCAGATTTGACTATTAAACCAGTGGTCTGGGCGATGTCATCGCAAAAAACTGTGTAATCGTCGTACGGTATGAACGTTTTGGCGGTAGCGCCTGAAGGTACTTCGAAAGTTCGGCCTGTGATTTGGTCTATTTCGGCTTGCGCTGCTGCTATGGCCGCGTTAATAGCTGACGTTTGTGAACTGTCGCTGCTCGGAATTCCTAAATATGTGCGAACGGTAGCTAAATCCGTGTATGCCATTAGTTATTTTTTCTTTGCTGGCGCTTTTTTGGCTGGTGCTTTTTTCTCTGCTTTTTTAGGTTCAGGTTTATGCACTCTGCTGGCTGCCTGCTTTTCCCATAATTCTTGACTCATAATTTTCCTTAAATGTTGAGAGGTGAGGACCGCCACCGGCTACCAGTGACGGCCCTCAAGACTCGTGTTTAAATTAGAAGCTAGGAGCTACTAAGCCAGTTCCTGAAATTTTAGAAACGCTAGCTGGGTATCTTCCGCCCACGAATGTGGCGTATTGATATGCAACTAGGGTTACTGTCAGGTTTAGGCCTGCTGTTTGGTCCATTCTTACCATTGCTGGCTGTCCTGCTTGCTCGAATAGGAGCATGTCAGCGCGTCGCACTACGTATACTTCGTCTTCGTTGCTGCCTGATCCGGCTGCATCTATGACGTTAGCGTCGGTTACGACTGGGATACCGGCGATTTGTGTTCCTGTATTCCCGTATCCTGCTACTGGGCCGATTCCCATACTATTCTGTGGCACGTTTGTTTGTGGTAGTACCAAAGGACGGTTTTGCCCATCAACGGCTGCTTGTAACCAGGCTAACCGGCGTGGGTGCATGACGATTAGGTCAGCGCCTGCGTATCGGTTGCTGTTAATTTTTTGGATAGCGTCAATGAGTTTTGGATAGAACTCAGCGACGGTAGGTGATCCATCTGTGTAGGTCACGCTATTAGTTCCGCTGATGTTTCTAAGGCCTAGAAGCTGACCAGATGAACCGGAACCGTTTAAGAGTTGGTTATCTAGTTGCGCTGCCATTGCGCCCATCATGTCCGCTGCTATCAGTGAATCGACGCCAGTGCCTCTTTCGATGCTTTGGCGTGATACTTGCTGACCGGCTGCTATTGTTCGCACATCTGCGGTTAGCAGGGTGTCGTCAATATCGGTTTCGCTTACTGCTGCATTTTCAGATGCTTGAACCGCTGAACTACTGCCCGTCGTTACCCTACTGATATTAATTGTAAGGCCGTCCTGTGGTAGTGGTAGGCGTGTGCATTGATCGGCAAAAGGTCGCCCTGCTCGCGCTAGTTCCGCTGCTAGTTGCGTCAAATACTGTGGGACGACTAAACCGGCGTAATTAGCGGTAGTTCCGTCACGGTATTCTAGTTCCATTTCTTGGCGGTGTCGGCGGATCCTATCGGAAGCGTCAATATCACCATTAAATTGGCTGTTATACAAGTCCTGGAAGAAAGAAACGCTGCGGTTTTCTTCAACATAGGTCATTGGCTCGTGTGTTACGACAACGTTGCCGACTGCTCGTGCTTCGGTGTCATCTGTGTTAGATACTTCAGCCCTTAATTTAGCTGCTTCCAAGTTAGCGACCTGAACAGCTCGCAACTCTGCAATTCGGGTGTCTAGTTCTTCTGCCCGTGTAGCTAATTCTTTAAGGTTTGTATCTTCTGTTTCGGTGAGGTCGCGTTCTTCATCTGCTGCGCGTGTGACAAGTCCTGTCTGCGTTTCAGATATGGTCTGCCGTTCCTCTACCAGTTGGTCTAGTAGTTTCATTAGTTTATTTCTCCAAATAAAAGTTAAAGTGATTAATTTCTTATTCGGGTGTCGATTAGGTGGTTCGATCAAACCGGCGTAATCAACGGCGCAAATATGTTAGCCGTAGTGTAACGCACTAGTGTGACGTTTTCAAGGATTAACTAAAAGGTGACGCCATTTGGCTAGGCGTGGCACTATTTCTTCATCGTCGGGGTCGTAAGCTCTAGTGCTTAACACTCGTGCTTCGGAATAAGCTGGCTGTGTTACTAAGCCCACGTGGTCTAGTTTCGCTTCTAAGCGTGTTATGTGCTGTCGGCCATCTACCTGGGTGGTTTTATTGCGAACGGGTATGAAGCCTACTGATAAGCCGGTAACCATGCCCTCGCTAGCTAGCGTTCGTGCTTCTTCACCTCGTGCCGTGCCCGCTAGGCGAAAATCGGCTATTAATCCTTCAGCGGTTTTGTCCCATTTGACGGCCATGCCTATGGGGTGGCGTTGCGTATCATGTTGCTCTAATAGGGGAATCCTGTTTCCGCGTTCTTTGATGCTTTTATCAAAAACGTTGCTTGAAAGGGTTTCAATGAACCGGCCTGCATCAAAACGGGCCTGAAACGGTGCTACCAGTCCAACTATGTGGTGTCCGTCGTTGTCTGTGCGTGTTTCCAGGTCACTAAATTCTATTGTTCGTGTTTCTAGTTCGCTCATTCTGTCACCTCTACAACTGTGTTTGTTTCTGGTAGATCCTCTATGCGCCGTACTTCGTCAAGTGTTAGCCATCCAGCCTCTACCCCGATTTTATGAGCTTCAAACCGTTCACGCCTATCTGCCCGTTGGTAGTCGTCTGTGTCGAATAAGGCGACTTGGCCGCGTGGTAGCAGCGTGCTGAATGATTGTTCTATGCGTGACATGTAACCGCGTAGCGTGTACGTGACAAAAGCCCTGTTATCCTGCTGCACGTTGCTGTATGTTTTGCTGTTGCCGTCGGTGCTTACCCCTATCAGGTGTGGTGGAACCCCGAAAATGGTGCAAACTTGCTCCGCCGAATACCGGCGTGATTCTAGTAGTTGTAGATCATCGGGGGAGAAGCTCAGCGCCTGATACGATAAACCACCGCTTAGAACCGCTGGGCTTTTCTGCCGTCCCCCGTGAGCCTTCATAAAGGCGTTCTTTAATTCTTTCGCTTCGTCCTGGCTTAATTCTGAAGGGCTGTTAATCACACCGCTAGGTATTGACCCATTAACGTGCATTTCGCTGGCTGATTCGTCACCGGCTAACGCTAACGCCAGTGACCGGCGTTGCAACTGTAACGGCCCAGCGCCCATGATACTACCGGCGGATACAACACCGCCCCGAACGTGAAGTATCTCTGACGGGTCGTATGTGTTCCCATTCACCCTATAGATGATGGACCCATCGTTGAGCATCTGGACCGTTACGCTGTCAGGGGATAACAGTATGGCGGTTTGGTAAAAACTGAAGCGGTCAGGGTTGCCTAGTAGAAAATAGGCGTTTCCGGTCATGGCTAGCGAACCTACAGCAGCGCCCAATGTTTCCATGCGTGTTTGGTTTGGGTCTGGCTGTCGTAGAATCGCCGGTGTGGGGTCTAGGCGTTGATCGTCACGGTAAGCGCCAAAAGGTAGGGAACCTATGCTATCACTGATGAGCTGAACGCAACGATACGCGGTTGGCACGCTTAGTGTTGTGCCTTCCGTGACGTTAATGCCACCCGTTAAACTTTGGGGTGGGATGTACCTATCGGGTAGCGTGATATTAGTACTTCGATTTTGTCGCCCCAGTAGGCTATTAATAATCATTTGCTATTTTCCAAAGCTGCCCCAATCAGAAGCATCGCCACGCTGCACGCTGTTAAACATGCTGCGAGGTTGAAGAATAAATAAACGGCGTAGCAGATTCCTGCGATGCCTATAAGTTCCAGCGCTAGCGCTAGGTATTTGGTTTTTATCATACTATAAAAATGTCCTATGGTTAGTGTATTGCTACTTTAGGTGTAGGGTTCGCCAAATTATTAATTAACGCATACCTGGCAATGGTCACAGCCACCAATCCAGTAATATCTACGTCGCCGGTGGTTTTGCGACTCCATGCCCACTGTTCGCCTAGTTTGCGACGTGTCGCCCCTTCGATAGCGTTCTGTAATCTAGCGTCGCCTAAATGGCTAATGGTTTTTTCTTGTACTGCGTCGTAGAACGATCCGCACGCTTGGCCGTACTGGCGCATACTGATGGGTATGACGTGTACGCCTTCGGCTTCTAGTTCCCCGATTAGGCTGCTAGCTGCTGCGCCTGAGTCAATAACGAACGGCATCCCCCATTTGGCGTGTAGTTCTAGTATGCGTTCTTTAAGCCATCCGATGCGGTTTTGTGATTCAACTACTTCTAGGCATTGGAACGCCCCGTTTAAACCGGCGCTGCCGATACTGGCGTGATCTCTATTAGGTGACACGTCCACACCAAAAACGAAATATGATCCCATTTGCACGTTATCTCTTTGTAGTGCAGCCCATTGCGCTGGTTCGATAACTGTTTGGGATTTGAGAGTGTGCCAAATGTTTAACCATTCTGACATGAAAATGCTGGGTTCTGTGGTTTGGACTGCTTCGCGTACTGCTTCTATTGTTACGCCGTGTTCTTCGCCTAGTGTGGGTATCGCTTCGTACCATACGTTTTCGTCGTGTATGTCGCATTCTTCGGCTGCTGCCCATTCAAGCCAGCACAGTGACGGGTTACCGGCATGCCCTAGTTTCCTATAGTGTTGCAGCATCGTGCTATATGGTCCGCCAGCGTTTGACGTAATCCATAACTGGGCGCTTTTGCGTGTCGCCATAGTTGGCTGTAAAGCTGCCACTATACGCAAATCATGTGCTAACGCTTCATCAACTATTGCCAGGTCTACTGTTAAGCCCCTAGCGCCCTGAGCGTTCGGGGTGACTATCCGGTAGCTACTGCCGTTATTCATGTAAAGCGCTTCTTGTCCGTTAGCCCGAACATATTTTTTGATTCGTTTCTTAAAAGGTGTGTTCATTAATAGTTCTACGTGTTCGTCGAATTTGTGGCGTGCTGCGTTTCTGTCTTGAGCTGTGAAGATTGTTACTGTGTTGGGTTTTAAGAGTTCTAACGCTGCCCTCATCGCTGCTAAAGCTGTTTTACCATTTTGTCTGCCGATTGTGATACCGCAAGTTCTATAAAAATACTCGCCTGCTGGGTTTAGTTCTAGCGCTACGTCGGCGACTTGCTGCTGCCACTCAAATAACTTAAAGCCTAACTGTTCGGCTACTCTCGCTAATTGCGGTCCGTGCGTTAGCCGGTCTGGGTTGCGTTCAGTCGCCCAACGTGCCGGTTTCATCATCCCCCTTCAAACTATTCTGATAACTAGGATGATTCATAAATGAGTAGCACCACTCGCATAAAGCCCACCTAGTCGCTACATTGTCGCAACACTCACAAAGAAAAGACATTACCGCGTTAATTCCCTAGATAAGTCTTCCCACACATCATGATCTGATTCGATACCTAACCGGTCCAAACATTTGAACAGCTGGACTGAAATACCAGTTATCAGTTTCGGGTCGTACACGCCTTTTTCTACATTGTCCCACGCATCGGCTATACCCAGTAACGTAACGCATAGGCTAGCGTTGGCCTGCGGTACAGTCGCTAGGACTATCTCGGCTGCTTCTCTATGCCTGCCATGTGATTGTTCTACCATTCCCTAGACCTCTTATGCTTCCTACGCCTATCATTCGTGATCGCTGCACCCATCCTACTATTACAGGACCGGCAGCAGGGAACTAAATCACCGTCCCATAAATCAGGGGAAGGCGCTGAACTAAGCGGTGGCACATGGTCAGCGGTATCAGCCACCGTAACACGGCAATAAGCGCATAAAGGGTTACCGGATAGGAGTACCTTTCGGGCTTCACGATATTTGTAAGAATAACCAGAAGAACCCACTAAAAACCCCCTTTTACCTGCAATAACGCAAAACAACGCCTCAAAACTATTTTCTTGGGGAGATTTTCCCTAA